GAAGTCGTCGACGCCTGCTGGGCCCTCGGCAGCGACAACCCGATCCTGTCGATCCACGACGTCGGTGCAGGCGGTATCTCCAACGCCTTGCCGGAACTCGTGCACGCCGATGATCGTGGCGGTCACCATCATGGCCTCGCCCGCCGCCACCTCCATCACGAGCTGATCGACCTTGCAGCCGTAGATCTCCTCGGCGAGGCCCGTGCCGCGCTGGATCGCAATGGTCAGGCCGGTCGGCAGCGCCGTCGCGAGCGTGGCGGTGTGGACGTAGGGGTCTGCCCCGGTCGTGCTGACCGCGCCCATGGCGTGGTACAGGAAGATCCCGAGGGCGTTCCCGGAGTAGGAACCGATGAACTTCAGGTCGCCGGCCACCTCCTCGCTGGCTTGGTAGAAGTCCTTGCGGTTCGCCGAGACGGTGCCGGCACCGGCGAGGTGCGGCAGCGGGGTCCACGTCGCGGCCCGCTCGATCGAGACGCTGGCGGCCCGGCCGCCGACCGTGCGGGCAACCTCGGTGCCGTACGTGGATTCCTCGCCGGCCGCGAAGGCGGTTCCCTTGCCGAGAATGGGGGTGGCCATCGGGTGCTCCTATGCTTCGTCGACGTCGCGCACGGCAAGCCATGCGCGATAGGTGAGTGTGCGCCCCTCCGTCGTGACGACGGTGAGGACTACGGTGTAGTCGGTGGCGTCCGAGCCCGCCTTCAGGTCGACGTGGACGAAGCGTCCAGCGACGATCCGGGTCTTCGCCGCGGTGATCATGCTGGCCTGTGCGCCGCCGGCCGTCTCGACCACGTAGTTGACGTAGTCGACCTCCTCCATCTCCAGGTGCTTGGAGTAGGGGGCGTAGAAAGGGCGCAGCTCCATCTCTCCGCCGAGGTCGAACGTGTGATGGATCGTGTCGTCGGTCGCCTTTGACAGGGTGGTGCGCGGCCGAAGATCCTTGAAGCGCTCGGGCTTGGCGACGGTCACCAGACCTCGCACCCCCCCGACGTCGATGTACCCGGTCTTCGCCGCCGCCGGCACGAACGCACCCGCTGCGGCATCGGTCGCGGCGGCGTTGTCCCAGTAGATCCAGACCTGCAACATCCCTGCTGCGGTCGCGGTGTACCCGTCGATCTCGATCTCCAGGGTCCGCGTCGCGAGCACGAATCCCTCGATGTTGTAGGATAGCAACGTGAACCCGTCGGCAGCGCAGATCCGAACGTCCCGCGCGTCCGTCTGGTTACAGTTGTCCCAGAACTCGTCCCAATCCTTGGGGACCACGATCTCCGCGTCGATCGCGCCGCCAGCCCCGCCGGTGTTGTCGATACTGATCGAGCGCCGCCGCGCCCACGCCTCATCGTACCAGCTCATGTGGCCGCCGCGCGTTGGTACACGGTGGACAGAATGCCCGCAATGAAGGCCACGCCTTCGGGGAGGTCGAGCGCCTGGGAGGTGAGGTCTTCGATCGCGTCGATCCGGAGATCCCAGACCAACCCTCCGAGGGTGCGCGTCGTCTCCATGGAGATCCTCACGTCCTCGGCTGCGTCGAGTGCGGCGTTGACGTGCGCGGCCACGGTGTCGGTGGTGATCTGGACGTAGACCGCGAAGCCGAACTCCGAGCGCGTCGTGAACTCGCCGAGGCTGTCGCCGTCGGTGTTCGCCTGGCGGATCCACCAGCAACACGCGTAGTCGAGGATCGGCGGCATCACCGGCGGCTCGGAGATCGCGGCCTTGTCGGTGCCGCTGAAGTCGGAGGTGTACCCGCCGGCGCCGTTGATCGCGACGAGTCGAGCGAGGATGGCGGCGAGGATCTGGCGGTCGTCGCTGGCCATCAGATCGCCTTGCCCATCACGGACGAGGTGACGCGGGTGTCGAGCGCCTTGGCGACGAGCTCGGCCTCGTCCTCAAGTGCTGGGAGCAGGTAGGGCCGCTTCGGAATCGTGACCGAGGTGCGGAGCAGGTACCAGACCTCAAAACCCTCCTTGCCCTTCGTGCCGCCCCTCTTGCCCTTGTTCTTCCCGAGGACGAACTGACCGCGAAGGGTCTGCGCGAAGACGAGGTCGGGGACGTCGCGAGCGGTCGCGTACCGGGACACCCCTGCCGCGGTGAGGGCGGGCCCGACCGGGATGGTCAGGAACTTTCCTTTCTTCGGGGTCACCGTCCCGCCATATTCGTGGATGCGGGCGTAACGGACTTGGGCGCCGCCCTTGGAGTTGCCGCCAGCGCGGAGGAACAGGTCGGCAGACCCGGGCTTCTCGCGCACGCCGGCCGCGATGGAGGCGCGGAGCCGGCCGGTGCGAGCACTGATCCCGCCGATGCTCCCGGTGACGTTCTTCTTTGCGCGCGCCTCGGCGGAGAGCGCCCCTGCGACAAGCACCTTCTTGATGATCTTCCGCATCCCCCCGTTGCCGAGCTTGGCGAGGTCGTCGGTGAGCCCGCGCAGGGTGCGCGCGCTCACAGCCACACCGAGGGCAGGCGGAAGGGCTGGAGGATCTCCTTGATGGCGGCGGGGATCGTCTCCTCGCGGATGCTCGCGGACCCCTGCGCGGCGTTCGCGCTCGTCTTCGTCTGGACGTGCCGAAGGTCGCGCCAGTGCCGCACCATCATCATCACGGCCTGCTTCAGATCGTCGGGGATGGTGACCCACCCGCACGTCGCGGTGACCTTGAGGTTGTGGCCGGCGGTGGTGTCGCGCCACGCCTGGCCGCTCGTGAGGGTGTACTCGATGATCCCGGCGTCTCCGTTGATGATCGCGTAGTACGACGCCGTGACGGCGGCGCCGTAAGCCTCCGTCGTGTCGTCGTAAATGGAGGTGACCGCCGTGACAGGCCACACCCCGAGCTGGATCCGGCGGCTGTCCAGCACGGTCACGAGCCCGCCCGGCCCGTTGTAGAGGACGTAGCTGGCGTCCTCCATCGATGCGTTTCCGCCCGCAGAGGCGGCGGGGTAGCCGCACCACCGCGCGAAGACGCGATCGACGCGACCGATCATCACGTCGATCGCGGTGTCGTCCCCGGTGCCCGTCAGGCCTGGAAGTTGCGCCCTTGCTTCGGCCGCGGTGATGAGGGCCATGCTGACACCTCAGCGACGACGGGGGGGATTCGGGAGCTTGCGGTTGACGGGTGGCTCGACGGGGGCGACCGTGACGACGGGGGCGACCGACTTGGGCGGCTCGACTTCCTCGACCGCCTTGAACAGCGCAGGGAACGTCGCGAGCAGGTACGCCGCGGTGGCCTCCGGGACGTCGCGCTCCTCGCCAGCGCGGAAGGGGGTTTGCGTCCCCTCCATGCTGCCGTGGTAGTACGACGTGGCGACCACCCTCGGCATCAGGACACGCCGAACAAGTTGTAGTCGACGTGGACGTTCTTCTTCGTCGAGCTGTCGAACGTGAAGAAGATCTCGCGGCTGGTGCTCACCAAGTTGAAGATGCCGCGCGTGATGTCCTTGTCGATCTCGACCGCCGAGCCGCGACGCATGCCGATCTTGAACCTCTTGCGGTTGGCGAGGATCAGCACCGACTTGGTCTTCGTCGTGTTGTCGAAGATGCCCGACGCGTTGTACTGCTTGTCGACGAAGTCCGAGAGGATCACCGGCACGCCGCCGATGCTGGCGATCTGCCCGGTGAAGATCGAGGCCTGCGGCCCGAACTTATCCAGGGTCACCACCTCGGCGAACTGCGAGATCTTGGCCAGCATGTACTCGAGCGAGGTGATCGCCACGAGATCCCCGGTCCTGCCGTGCGGAGCGTCCATCGCCGCGCGCCCGAGTTGGAAGCCCGCGAACGTCTGCGTCGAGCCCGCGTCCGTGGTGCAGGTCACATCCGTGGCACGGTGGCGGAGGCCGATCCACGCGCGCCGGTGATCGGCCGCGGTGCCGAGGCCCGTGGTGCCCCACCGGCCGCGAATGTCCCAGTTGGCGATCCCCGTGTCGGCGTGGGTCGCGGTCGAGTCGCCGTTGATGATGGCGTCCTCCTCGGCGTCCACGAGGGCGGAGATGAGCTCCTCACGGAGCAGACCCATGCCGTCGATGAGGCTGTCCTCGGACGCCTCCTCGTCCATCTGCGCGCGGGTCGCGAAGCCGATCGAGTCGATCGACCGCTGCGCCGTGGTGAGGCTCGAGCTCGCGTACTGCGCGGGGTCGTCACCGGCGACGGCGCCCTTGAGGTATGGGCGAAGGCCGGACGAGAGGAAGGGAAGCAGCATGTTCTTCGCGCTCATCGGCATGGTCGCGAAGAGCGAGGCCACCTTGCGCTCCTCCATGAACTCCTTCTCGACCACCGGCATCATCACATCGGGGATCCACTCGGCGCCCTGCGTGCTGATGTCGCCGAACGCCTTGGCGATGCCGAGGGGCGCGCGGAGCAGATGCGCGGCGATCTTGCGGTCGGTCTTCGGGGCGGCGTGACGCGCCTTGGAGGGGTCCTTCGCCGACCGGATGGCCCGGATGATGTTCCTCTCCTCGACCATGCGCTTGAGGTCCGCGTGCCACGGGCCGTAGTCGGCGCCGGTGTCGAGCAGTCCGGGCATCCAGGAGTCTTCCGCCGTCGCCTCCCCAACGGCGCGGATGCGGCCGTCGGCGCGGACGAACTGGCGGAGCTCGGACTCCGGCCCGGTCATCACCGGCGCGGCGGCGATCCGCTGCTGCTCGGTGAGGGCCTGGGTCGCGGTGGCGAGGTCGGCCTTGAGCGCGCCCATCTGCGTCTTGAGCGCCGCGTTGTCGGCACCCAACGCACGAGCGGCGGCGAAGATGTCGCTCATGGACTTCTTCACGCCTTCCGGGGTCGTGAGGTCGGGGACGGGGATTTCGATTTCCATGTCTGTTTCAGACCTCTCAGGAGTAGGAAGCAGGGCGGTGGATCTTGACCGAGAGCACGTCGTTGCGGCAGGAGTTGCCGACGTTGGCAACCGACCAATCCGCGTTGACGGCGACGGTGAGCGCGGCCGTGGTGTCGATGGCGGTGCTCGCGAGATGGAATGGCTTGGCGGTCACGGTGGCCTCGACCCCGAGGGCCTGCGTGCCGCAGGCGACCATCGTGCCGCTCGCGCCCTCGGTGCGCACGGTGACGAACGCGTGGATGTACCAGATGTCGTCGTCGGCCACGTCCACCGCGCCCGTGGTGGCGATGGTGGCGCCCGCGAACGTGAGGAGCACGGTGAGCGTGTCCGTCGAGTTGGTCGCGGTGGCGATGCCCTGCGCGATGATCTCGACGATGTCGCCGACCTGGAGGGTGTTCGCGGCGATGGCGTCGCTGTCGAGGTCGGCCGCCGTCACCGTGTTCGTGTGCGCCGCGGATGCGGCGATGCTGGAGTAGTGCAGGCCGCCGCCCTTGAGGGAGAGGTCCTGGTAGCGATTCGGCATGGACGTTACTCCAGAGGTGACGCGGTGATCGCGCCGGACGAGAGGGGCGCCTTGTCGGCGTCAGGAGACAGCACAGGAGCCGCGACGACCTCCGCGACGGGCGCGGGCTCAATCGCGGCCACAGGGGCGCAGGGCTCGCACACGGGACACTCCGGCGCCTCGTTGGCGAGGGCGCCCATGGCGGCGCCGAGGCTGACGAGCGTGGCGGACGCGATGCCGAGGAGGGACGTCTTCAGGGCGGGGCTCACGAGAGGGCCGCGCCGTCGTTCGCGATGACCTGCCACTTCAGCGCCCCGGCAATGGTGATCGCCTCGAGCTTGATGAAGTCGCCGACCACGCCGAGCGTGATGATCGTGTTCGCGGCCTGGTTGATCCGGCTCGCGGCGGTGATGACGCGGTCGCCGACGGCGTAGGTGTCGACGAAGATGGTGATGGTCTGACCGAGGAAGGTCGGATCGGCCAGGGTGTTCGTCTCCGCCGCCGCCGTGGTGACGGGGAACGAACCCGAGTGTGTGACCGGGATCGCCGTGCCGGTCGCGGCGGCGATGGTCTGGAGCTTGATCTTCGCGACGCCCGCGAGGATGAGGCTGTCCGCGGACTGGTCCCACGTCGCGGTGGCGGAGGCCGTGTCGCCCATCAGGATCAGGTCGATGCCGGCACCGTCGATCCCGAGCTGGATCGCGCTGTTCGTCGTCGCCTGCGTCACCTTGAGCGAGGTGCCGTCCCACGCGAGGGTGAGGTCCGAGCCGGTGCCGAAGACCGCCTTTGCGTTGTCGGCGAAGATCAAGGAATCAGCGGACTGATCCCACTGCATGAACGTGGAGGCGGTGTCGCCGTACCACATCTGATCGATGCCGGCGGCGTCCACCCCCCAGCGGATCTCGCTGTTCGTGGCGGCCTGCGTGACGTTCAGGCGGGTGCCATCCCACGCGATCGCGATGTCCGCCCCGGTCCCGAGTTGGACCTTGTCGCTGTCGAGGAAGAGGAGGTCCCCATCCTTGATCAGCAGCCCGTCGACCGTGACACCGGCCGCGGCGGTGGACTCACCGATGACGTCGGCGAGCATCCCGGCCGCGCCGTAGTCGGTGACGGGCGTGGAGGTGACCGTGCCGCCGACGACCAGATCGCCGTCGGTGTCGAGCGAGGCAAGCGTACCGCCACCGTGGCGGCTGGTGACGCTGAGTTCCACGAGGGTCGGCATGGGAAACCGATACCGTGAACCGGGAGGGGCGTATACGACAGGGGCACGGAATGACTAACCTTTGTATGCGCTCCAATGCTGTGAATCGTGACGCACTGTGCTACACTTAGGGGCATGGAAAAGCGAACCCCCGAGAGCTTCTACCTCCCGATCAACATCGCCGAGGCCATCAAGCGCCGCGCTGAGCGCACGGACACAGCCAAGTCGCGGCTGATCCTGCGCTACGTCCGCGAGGGCCTCGTGCGGGATGGCGAGATCGGCGGCGACGAAGAGAGGAAGACCGGATGACCCCGCTCTACCAGCTCTGGTCCCGCCGATGGGCAAGGGTGGGCCCCGCATCTGCCGACCGCGCCGGGCTTGAAGCCCAAGCCACCGAGATCGCGGACGGCGGATCGGACGCGTGCGTGTACGAGATCGGGGAGGATCCGAACGAGGAGGATGATGAGTTTGAGTGGGAGGTGGGGTGAGTCGGCCGTGGTGGGCGCCGCCGAAGGGTGTTGATGTGCCCGCGTGGCTTGACGCCTGCCGGGAGGTGGGCGGAAGCGAGGTTCCCGATCGCGTGTACCTGCCCCATGAGTCGGTCCCGTGTGGGGCGTGGCGGCTCGGCCACGACGGGACGTTAGTGCTCATGCCGACGCCGCCCCGGGCGCCCTACCATGAGCCCCCTCCGCGCTCCAGCGCCCCGGTGAGGAGCGGGCGCATGCGTCGCTCCGTCGATCTGGTAGTGGTCGGCCCCGACACCGTCGTCGCCTACCGACCGCAGGGACCGGTCAAGGTCTACAGCTAAGCCCGCGGCAGGTTGAACAGATCCCGCAGAACCCGGCTCGACGCCTCCTCCGCCCGCGCCCTCTTCATCTCGCCGCTGTTCTCCACCACGTCGAGGATGCGATCGTCGAGAAGGCGCCGCACGTCGGCGTCGGCGGTGAGGAGCCGGACGATCTCCTCTTTCACTTCGGGCGCGGTGAGCTTCATGGCCGGCAGACCCTTCGCCGCGAGGGCGTCGGCGTTCGCGGGGACCACGACCGCGCTGATCTCCAGCAACTCGCAGTCGTAGAAGACCTGACCGTAGCCGGCCTCTTTGTACCACGGCGAGTCCTTCGGCATCTGCGAGCGGGCGATGGAGCGGCCGGGGCGGAAGCCCACGCTGACGGCGGACAGGAAGCCCCCCTCGAACTGCGCCGCAACGAGCCGACCGAGGGCGTTCTCCTCGCTCTTGTCCCACTCGATCTCCGCCGTCAGCGCGCCCGACTCGACGGACAGCGCGACGACCTTCCCGACGGGCGGGATCTGGTAGTCGTGCCCCCACGGCACCACCGGGTTGCGCATGAAGCGGTCGATCTTCCATGTGCTCTGATCCACGACGTCGTCGTAGCGATCTGGGTTCGCGGTGGAGGCGATGACGCGCGTGCGGCCCTTCGCGGGGGGCGCGGGCTTCTCGCCCTCGGGAGGCATCTCCTCCGGCATCTCCTCGTCCCCGACGGCGCGGATGAGCATGTAGCGGACTTCGGGAACCTTCATGTCAGTCTCCAGAGACTTCGGGGATCGTCGTGCAACGACAGTTTATGTCGAGGCCCGGCTCGCCGAACTGGCCGGGCCCCATCGCAGAATAGCCCCCCACCTTGAACTCGGCATCCACGGCGATGGGGGCGTGCTTGTCGAGGATGGCGTGCTCGGGCCGTACCTCGCCGTCACGCGCCGAGAGCCACTGCTTCTTGACGGTGATGCCCTCCGCCTCGGCCGCCTTGTAGGCTTCCTGCGTGCCGGCGGCCACGCTCCGGGTGGTCTCCGTCCTCGCGATCGTCAGGGCGCGCGCGGGCGAAAATGCCGGATTGATCTGTAGCTCGGCCTGCATCTCGGCGATGGTCGCGCCGGTGGCGATCCGGTTCGCGATGACCGAGCGCACGCGATCCTTCGTGTGCTTCGACACGTCCTTCACCAGCGCGCCGATCTGCTTATTCGCGGCGATCGTCCAGCGCTTCGGGTCGAAGGTCAGCGAGTCGGTGATCTGCCCGGCGCTCGACTCGAACGCGTCGGCGATGGCCTTGCGCAGCGTCGCGCGCATCGCCTCCGACATCGCCTCCTGCTCGGCCTCGGTGTCGAAGATGCTGGCGAGGATGTCGTCCTCGAGGGCGCGGGTGATCGCCTTCGCCTTCGACTCCGGCAGCGTCACCTTGCCCAGCGCCGCAACGACGCGATCGGCCTGCCCCTTCAAGAAGCGCTGCGTGGCAAGCTGGATCCGCTTCTGGCTCGGGTCGTACACGCGCTCGATGAACGACAGCGACAGAGCGTGGCGGTCCTCCTCGGTGGTCGGGAGGGTAGCAAGGCGGGCGCCCCACACGGGAGTGGCGCGAGTGACCTCGGGAGCGAGGGCGAGGTTGCCGCGGGTGGTCGGGAAGAACACCTCGCGGATCGCCACGTGCTCGGCGGTCGGTGGCTTCCGCAGCATGCCGACGAGCCACGACCGGCGGAGCGCCTTCGCGGCGTCAGGGTCCACCGCGACCGGGAGGCTGATGGCGGCCTCGACGATCTTGCGCGCGTCCGCCTCGCTGATGGTCGGGAAGGCGACGAGGATCATCGCCACCGCCGAGTCTGCCGTGAGGGTGCCGGCACTGACGGCGGCCACGATCTCCAACAGGCTGCTGATCTGCGCGCCGTTCAGCGCGGTGTCCGCCACCGCCGCCGCGTCGGTCGGGAGCGCGGCGACGTCCGTGCCGACGTCCGCCTCCTCGTAGTCTGGCAGCGGCGCATCCTCGAACCCCTCGTACGCCGCAGCCTCGGCCGGGCTGGCACCGAGCAGGTTCCAGGTGAGCGCCCTGTTCAGCCGCTCCGTGCGGCTCGCCTGCAACGCGTCGACCCGTGCGAAGTCGTGGTAGACCCGATGGACCCGCTGTTCCTTCTGCGGTACGCGGCTCAACTGCTCGTCGATGAGGCTGGCGACGCCTTGGAGGTTCTGCCAGTAGATGATCGAGTCATTCGAGGCGGTAGCGTAGTTCGCGTTCGGCAGCCCTACTCTGGTGCCTGGCACACCGAAGGCCGCGAGCGTGGCGTCCCGCGCCATCAGGCGCACCTTCTCGAATTCCAGATCGCGCGGAGTCCATGCGGGCAGGTCGACCTTGACGCTTCCGCCTACGATCATGGCGCCGCCCTCGGTCATCATGCGGTCGTAGGAGAGCTTGATCTTCCTGCGAACCTCGTCCGTCCAGACGATCTCGTTCTCGGCCGGCGACAGGATCACGTCCGGCCGACCCTGCTTGGCGCGGGTGGCGGCGAGGAGCTGCGTGCGGAGATCGGTCGTCAGGTCGTTGTGGAGGGGGCGGATCTTGCCCTGTCCATAGAGGCCCTCAGGGCCCGGCTCGTAGGAGGGCAGGCGGATGTGCAAGACATCGTCGGGACTGTACCGGGTGCATCCCCCCTGGTGGTCGTACTCGTAGGCGCCGATCCCATCGACGGGATCCGGCACGATCCGCACCCGCTCGGGGTGCATGCGCACGATCGAGACGACCCTCCGCCCACTGTACAAGCAGAGCCCGTACCAGTTCCCGGCAAGGTCGAGGTCGATGGGGATCTGCCGGCGGAAGAGGATCCCCGACACCCCGCGCGACGGCCGGTCGAGCAGGTCGAGGGACTCGTGATCGTCGATGACCTCGGCATCCTTGCCGCGACCTGATCTCAAGCGGATGGGCAGGCCGGCGAGGTCCGTGCTCTTCGCCTCCAGGCACGCGACGACCCACGGGAAGGCGGCATATGCCGCCATCGCCTGGGCGACGTCGTAGCCGGGCGCCGCCTGATGAGCCGGGGCGAAGTCCGAGCCGAGGCGGATCTCGGTCGGCTGCGCTAGGATGCCGACCGCGCGAGCGGCGGCGACGACAGCCGCGCCGGCCCGGTCGTCGAGGCGGCGCAGTGCGTCGATCAGGCCCGGCACGGACACGTCATGCTGTCGTGAACGCTACCCCGTCCGCGACAGGTTGTCATCCGCCATCGACAATATCGCCGGACCGCGTCATGCGGTCACTCGTTCCAGATGAGGCGGAGGCTAATGTCCCCCGCCGACGTGACCGCCGTACACGATCCCTCCTCCCACCTCCCCGGGTCTGCCACCGTGACCCGCACCGGAGTCGGGCCCGTCATGTAGTAGGGGAGCGTCTCGTATGCGGTACACGCCGGATCGACGCAGAGCCCGCCCAGCGTCAACCACCATGCGCTACAGCTCACGTCGCACACGTACGCCGTCCCGTCGAGCTGCATGCTCCACGGGCCGTCATTGCCGCCGACGTACTCGGTCTCGGCCTGCCACTCCGCCCACCCGAACGAGACGCCGCAAGCATAGTCCTCGTCCGTCACCCCATCGCAGTCGTCGTCGAGCCCGTCGCCCGTGTCGTCCGCGTTGCCGGGGAAGGTGTCGGCGTTCCCGTCGTCGCAGTCGTCGCCGTTCGCGACGTAGCCGCGGGGCGCGTCGCAGTCCTCGATCCGGACGTCGGCGTTGCCGTAGCCGTCATGGTCGCGGTCGGCGTAGTAGGTCGAGGTGACCCCCTCGTCGATCTCCTCGTTGCAGTCGTTGTCGGTGCCGTCGCAGAGCTCGACGGCGTCGGGGCTCACCGCGGCGTCGGCGTCGTCGCAGTCCCCGCCTGACGGGCAGTAGCCGTCGTCGTCCTCGTCGCAGTCCTCGCCGGTGTCGGTGTCCGCATCACTGTCGGCGTCGCTGTCGGCGTCCGAATCCGCATCGCTATCCGCGTCCCCCTCGTCCACGGCGTAGCAGTTGCCGTCGTCGTGGAGATCGAACCCGGCGTCACAGGTGCGGGGTTCGACCTTGACGTCGGCTTCGGGGACTACGCAGGCGAGGAGAAGGATCACGGGCGAACCTCGGGGGGTTCAGATACTACGCGGGATCGGAGCGGGGATTCAAGCGGGCGGGCCGGGCGTAGAGGTACACGACCCCGGCGAAGTCCCGAGCGCGGACCCGGGCGTGCCGCCGTGAAGGCTCATGTGGCTCCCATGCCTTGCGAATGTAACAGGTGCATGCACAGATACCTGATCGCGTCGCAGAGATGATCGTCTCGCTTCAGCGGCGCGTCTTTGCTGTCGCTCTTCCCCACCGTCGGCGCCCACACGTAGCCCTCGATCTCGCGGATGAGCTGGCGGCACGAGGCATGCACGAGCAGATGAGGCTTCCCGTTCGCGTCGAGGCGCAGCCGGTCGGCTACGGCGCTGATCCCCGCCCGCACGCTCTTCCTCGCCGGGATGGTCGCGATATCGTGCTCCCCCGCCAGCGCCATGCGGAAGCCGCGGTCTTCGGGGTCGCACACGATGTCGATCGAGGGGTCCCCCTTCGTAAGTTCGCGGATCGTGGCGGCGTGCTGCGAGTACGTCCGCTCGCGGTGGTAGACCTCGGCGATGACGTGCAAGACGTCGTCGGCGGGGTCGAGCGCGCACAGCACCATGGCGCAGGGGGCCCGCGTGCCGGGGTCGATCGACAGGGAGCGGACCCATTCGGCGGGCGGATCGAACGCCGGCACGACGTGGATCTCGCGGTTCCAGTCGGAGTATACGCGCCCCTCGAGGACGACGAACTCGCCACGCTCGCGTGCCGCTCGTTCGTGGGGCCCGTAGCCGGCGAGGATGCGCTGCAGGAACTCGGCGGGGACGTGCGGGTTGTCGAGCCCGTGGATGGATCGTAAGGCGGCGTCCGCTTCGGCATCGGCCACCCACTTGTCGTAGACCCACGACATGCCCGACAACGGGGTCATCGAGACGAATAGCCGGCCTCGCTCATCCACTAAACGCATCATGCACTCGCCCACAACGGCCTTGTCGCCGGGCTCCTCGTCGCACCAGATGAGCCGCTTCGCCGTGCCCTGGAAACCGTCGCGCCCCTCATCGACGGACTTGCAGCCGATGCGGCCGCCACCGGGGATCTCGACGGAGGCCGGGCCCTGCCCGAACCTGTTTCTCCACTTCGACCCCGGCGGGAGGTAGCGCTCGATCTTCGGGCGCATGTACTCGAGCGAATCCCCGTTGTCCAACGCGACCGCCCACACCTCGCCGGGGCCGTCGGGGATGAGCGACGGCGGGATCCCGTTGCGGTCGCACCATGCCGCGACGTCGGGGTGGCTCCGCCCCAACGTGTGGGCCACCGCCACCTGCGCGGCGCTCTCGCTCTTGCCGCTCCGGTTGCCCCCAAGGAGGAGCATTGTGGTCTTGCCGGAGGTCAGCAGATCGCGCACCGCTCGGCGTTGACTGGTTCGCGGGGCGTCGCGGTCCCAGAGGCTCGCGTGCGCCAGTGGATGCGCGGCCCTCCCCTCGTCGATCGCGACGAGATCCGCGTCCACCTCGGCGAGCTGCGCCGGGGTCAGCGCGCGAAGGCGGGCGAGGATGCTTTCACGGCTCGCGTCCACCGACCACCTTCAGCAGCTTCTCCACCCGCTGCTCCTCGGTGAGCGACGGGGCCTTGCCGCCGTCCTGCTGCTCGACGACGGTGCGGCCGTAGAGTTGCGGGTAGCGCCGCTCCAGGAGCCACGCCGCCGCCTGCCACGTGCCGTCCTGGATCGCGGCGCGCCGGATCACGGCGAGGCACTGGAGCACGCCCTCCCCCTCCGCCGAGGACACCGCGTCGGCGAACTCGCGCGCCTTCGGATTCGTCTCGGCCCTCGCGATGGTGCGGTAGAACGTCGACGGCTCGATCCCCGCGTACTTGCAGGCGTGGAGGATGGCCGCAC